GGAACAACAACATTATCACCACCAAGAATCTTTAGACTTACCAATCCATTGTAAATATCTGCAAGTAATCCTCGAATACTTCCATCATTTTGGGGTTTGAATTGTTCGGGTTGTGCAGTTAGGAATGCTACTTCTTTAGTACCAACAATTGACTCTAATCTTGAATTGTCACCAGAAGATGATGCCAAACTCATCTTACCCTGTGGTCTGGTTACCTGAGAAGTAATTCTACCTCCACCAAATGCAACACTTTTCCCTGCACCAAACGTTGAAGAAAGACGACCAATATCCGAAGATAGAGTAGTTTTAGTTATATCTCCAACGATACCAAAGGCACTTAGTGCCCCATCAATAGTAGATAAGAGTGCATTTCCTGCAACCTTTAATCCCATAACTTCGGGACTATCGGTTTGTAATAATCCACCTGCTGCCATAAATGGAACTCGACCACCAGCAAATCTCTTATTCTGCTTGTCAAAATCAAATACATTAAAGGTTAAAGTATCGAGATATCCCTTGGCACCTTGTACTAGTGCCTCTCCAACTGCCTTACCAATATTATCTTTGTTTTGCCATACCCAAATCATTCCATCAATTGCTTTCTTATAGATGGAATTATCCCATGCAAATTTAAGAACATCTGCTCCTGCTTTTGCTAACCATCCACATAATTGGAACAGTGCTCCGAGTCCATCAACTAAGGATCCAAGGAATTCACCAAAGGTTTCAATGACAGGACTAATAGCAGTTCCAATAATGTCAAATCCAAGTTTAAATGCATTACCAATTGGTTTCATGATTGGATCGATGATTGGACCTAATTTAGTTCCAACCCATTCACCTAAAACTGAACCAATCATTGACCCAATGATACCACCAACACCAGGAAGGAGCATGTTTCCTAATGCAAAACCAGCAATACCACCAGTTGCTTGACCTAATCCAGCACCAACTGCCTGCCCTGCATTTTCACCACCCATCAATCCACCACCAGCACGAGCCAATCCACCAACAACAGAAAAGATAGCATTACCCTTTGCTGGGTTTGCTTGCATCCAGTTTCCTGCTGCTTTAAATTGACCCCTTACACCTCTAGTTGCACGTTTTAATCCAATACGAGATCTATATCTATCACTTACTGCATCTTGCCCACCACTATATGCCCAACCTTTACCTTTCTGCTTTGCCCTTTTGGCATCATTTCGTGCTGCAGATTTCTTTGCCTTTTCAAAGTCTTCTTTTGAAATTGTATTTCCATTCTTATCTACATATCCTGTAATATCTTTATTTCGAGCAGCACCTTCAGATTCACCATTAATCTTACCCCATTCTGTGAATAGTTTAATTACCCATCCAACATCGGTAATTAATTTCCAAGGCATCATGATATATTGAGCACCTTTAATCAGTGCTACCCCTGCAAGAAACTGACCTACACCTAACAGTCCTTGAAGTGCACCTGCAAGATTACCTTTAGTGATTTTGTCATAACCACCAAATAAATTGGTCAATCCATCGAGAAGAGTACCTATACCAAATCCCACCAGTTTCTTAACAAAACTGAATACCCGTATGACATTACCTATAGTCTTTGCAAGATCTTCAGTCTTACGATCTGTAATCCAATTTAATATTCCACCAACAACAGTAAATCTAATGAATGCTTCAAATAATGGACTAAACTGCTGTAGAAATTTCTTAAGAGGTGAAATTGCTTTCTTTACGACCGAAGCACCAGCATCTACTACACTTTCTGGTTTCTTCGCTGACTTCTCAGATTCATCCTCATTCTTTTGATCTAAGAATCTTTTCCACCATCTCTTATTCTTATCTTCTTCTGCTTTTTCTGCCTTTTCATCGAGTAAGATTCCTTTCTGTTCGAGTTTAATTCTCTGCGCTTGACTCTGAATCAGAAATTCATTCCTAAACTTATATAATGTATTAACCTGTTCTAAATGTTTACCTAAGGACTCAACAACTCCACCTAATCTATTGATTCCCTTAATTGTTCCAATATAATATGGAGACATCCCACCCTTAGGACTAATGTACTGAGTGGGACGGATTGTTAGATATGATCTGACTTTTAACTGTGCCATTAGAGTGATACTCTACCTTGTGCTTGTTGTGTTCGTTGTCTCTGTTCTTCGTCCTTCAACCACTTCATCAACATTTTAACGTAGATATCCCTTTCCCAAGGGATCATATCTTCTAATTCAGTTAAACTATACTTATGATGCTGCATGAGAGCAAAATTAGTCTTATAATAATTGCCCAAATTATCATGCAATAGGGCTATGCGAAAAAAGCAGCAAGACCCTCCAGAACTACCTCACTCTCAACTTCAGTTTTAGGATTCTTAACAGTAAGTACCTTCTTTAGTTTAGGCATTGTCTCAAAGAATGATTGAATCTTTTGGAACTGTTCACTATTCATACTTTCAAGGAATTCCATGATTTCTTTCTTTGGTGTAGTCTTGCATTCCCAAACTTCGTCACCATCAAAGATTTGATCAAGTGAAGTTGCCGCAAGCTCAAACATATTATCCATATTTGGAGTATCTTCAGATGTCAAATTAAGTTTGACAAAAGTATCTAGAGAGGGATACTTCATCAATACACCGACACTATCATCCAGCATGATTTTACGAGTGTGCTGATCATTCATGTCAAGATCAACATCATCCAAATCAACTTTAACTTCAACTTGTGTTTCCCCATCATCAGGGCAAGTAATCATAAATGTTGAGGTTTCACCTACAGACTTTGCACGAATTTTAAGAAATAGATACTCAATTTCAAAAGTGGCAAGATCTTCAACTTTTCTTTTAATATTAGTACAGTTTTTAATGATATTCTTAACAGAATTAATCATTTCCTTTTCATCTTGAGATTCCATTGCCATGAGAAGAATCTTCTCTTCACGAACTAGAAATGGTCTATATTTAATCTTCTCATTTGTTGTAGGCAGTTGCAATTCATATTCAGGTACAGATAATTTAGGTAATGGCATAATTACTCCAATGGTTAAAGATTCATAATTTTATTTATCACTCAAATGCGATGCTCTTTAATGCACTATTCTGCTTACCTTCAAGTTGATATTGCCCAATAAGAGCACTCAACGCATTTGCATCATCTATGTATTTAGTAGCACCACCCAGCCCATTTTTGCCAGCACCACCAGTGTTATCCATTCTATACCTTTCATAATAGAAAGAAACATCACATCTAAGTAAATTGGTTTCTTCATTATTTAAAGTCATTGTACTAATATTAAATGGAAAACACCCCTGTATAATCCAATTTCCAGTACATGTTTTGAGTCTAGTTTCACCTAAAACTTTACCATCATTATCTTTCTTCCTTAATACAACATTACTTCCATTTTCCCACTTTGAGATTCTTAAAACTCCCTGATATTGATCTGGGGTCATAACAAAATTAGAAGTATCGTCCGTAATGTAATTCATCCACCTCTCAAAGAAAACACGGATCCATAGATCTTTGGTCATCAAGAAACTGATCGTAATTTCAGAGAAAGAAGTTCCAGTGACATACCGATACATTGCACCAAAACTTCTACCTTCTGAAGTTGTCAATTGTCTACTTGGTAATGAAACTTCGGTAGCTAATAAATTAACGTGTTCTGATATATCACTATCATTAGTTCCAATTTTATCTTTGATGGACTTAAAAGTAGAACTAGTTGGAAGAGATAAAGTTACTCCAAATAGATTACTAGTTGCTGGATTCCACCCAGGATCACCTGCAACTCTAGCTCTAAATTCGTCGAATCTATTGAATGACATTTAATTGTTCCAAACTCTTGATGAACTCACCTTAGATGATTTTCCACTCTGCATAGTTATGAATTCTTCAACTGGAATTAATCCAATATCAGACCACTCCGTTTCCTCAATAACAAATAGAGGAGAATTTACATTCATTTTTAAATATTTATGATACATCTTCTTGGGAAATTCAGCATCCCCAGCCTTAAATGCTTTACCTATAGATCCTCTAAGAATTGGACTAACGTAATGTAAATTAGCCCCAAGGAAATGATCAGGCATAGTTTCAATAACCATAACAAGGGGATATTTATCAAAATACTCTAATCCTCTTGTAGTTGCAAAATAGGAAAAGAATAACATCTGTCCTGCTTTTGGTTCCTTTGTGTAATGACCACTTACTTTATCAAACAACCAATCTCGGTAGTAATCGTTAGTCTTACCGAATCCTTTCATTTCTTGTTTGATTTGCTGATAGAGTGTCTTCATACCTTTAATTCTGCCTCGGTAATGATTTTAAATTCATACTTTCTATCTGCACACCATTCACGTGCTGCTTTCCACTTTGCTTGATTTCTTGTGTAATCAAATACTTCATTAAGATATTGCTTAGTCTTTCTCTTCGGTTGCTTAGGGGGCATAGTCTGCTTTAGGGGTTTAACCTCAACGATATACACCTTTACACCAGAATCATTTTTAATCTTAACATAAAAGTCAGGATAATAACGATGAATCTTATTATCAAGTGGTGATCTATATGGTATTATTATTTCCTCAGATGCCCATTCAATAATATGTTCATTCAAGTCACAATAGACCATGAACTTTCTTTCCCACAAACTCCTATAAATAATATTATTGGGATTTCCTCGATATTTACTTGGATATGATGGTAAGTACTTTCCTTTATACGACATGGCAACTCTTGTATATCCACGACCAGAAGATTTAAAATTTGACAATGAACCACTAGAGCTAGGATCTTTAATTGAAAAGACCGCAGTGTTTAATGAATCACGTGATTACATCAAAATGCAAATTATCGACTCAACAAAGAGTTCATACTCTAACTATGTAGGTAGGTCGATAGATGCTGGTGGAAATGCAATTGACACCACAGGTGGGTATCAATCTAAATCAAATGTAAGCATAAAAGACAGTATCTTTTTATATATTCCACAAAATTTAAGTGAGAACTTTCAATCATCATATAGTGAAGCATCTATTGGCATGATGGGAGCGGGTGCACTTAATGCTCTCAATCAGAGAGGAAGTACTGCAAGCATGGCTGCAGAAGTAAAAGAAGCGGCAAATGGATTAAAACCAGAAGTACAACTAAGTGCCATGGCATCGGCAATTAGTGGAGTGGCTCAAATTGCTGGAGTGGGTGGTAGTGGTATTGATGCCAATACAATCTCTGCTCTAAATAGGGGTGCAATACTTAATCCATATTCAGAATTAATCTACAGAGGTACTCAATTTAGAAGTCATCAATTTTCATTCAAACTTATAGCAAGAACCGTAGAGGATGCATCCACAATATATGACATTGTTCAAAAACTGAAACTTGCAATGCACCCTGGAGTGGGTGGTGTTGGATCTGATGAAAACTTTGGTGCTAATAAAGAAGGTTCTCAAAATGCTCAACAAACCACAGCAGGAACTGCTACTGGAAAATTTGGAATGGCAGGCACCAATACCAGTGAAAGATGGTTACTCTTACCAGACTTCTTCAAACTTGAATTGGTGAGAATTGTACCAAGGGGTAATGCAGAGGGTGCAATTACATTAAATAAAGTTATGACATTCCCCGTCTTTTGTGTTCTATCTGGTTTAACTGTAAACTATACACCAGATGGACAATACAATCCAATTAAATTAGGTGAAGATACTAAAGAAGACCGTGGAGTTATTGCAGTCAATATTGACCTAACATTCCAAGAAACTGCAATGCTAACCAAAGCAAACATTAATCCACCCAAGAAAGCATAACCATGGCAATTACTAGTAATTTCTACTTTTCACATTTACCAGATGCTTGGGTTCGTATGGGTCCCCCAAAGGGAACCAATCAACCATACGTTAAGGTTAAAAACATCTTTAGAAATGTTGCCCTGGTAAATAATATACAAAAAGAATACCTAGCATTCACTCCTGTTTTTATTAGTGAAGGAGATAGACCTGAAACTGTATCGTATCAGTACTATGGAGATCCTGCATATGACTGGATTGTACTCTTATGCAATAACATCACCAATGTATATGATCAATGGCCAATGACATCTGGTGAATTATTTAATTATTGCCAAAGGATGTACCCAGATCTAGATGAAATCAATCAAATCCATCACTACGAATCTGTAGAAATTAAATTAAATGATATTGTAGTTTTAGAGAGTGGGTTAGAAGTAAATGAAGATTTTACGTATAGACATCCAAAAACAGGACTTATATTGACTGGTGATAGTATACGTACTCCTATCACAATCTACGAAGATATTGTACAACAAAATGAAATGAAAAAAGAGATATACCTTCTAAAGAAGGAATACCTCTCACAATTTATTGATGAATTTGATAAACTCATTGCATATGATAAGATGACTTCGGAATTGGATGAAGAAATTCCATTCACAAGAACTAGTATCTCAGAACAGTTTATTTAAGTATAATTACTTATAAAATCCCTACAGTCAAATTTTACCTGGGGAAATTTGAGTGCCCATCTGGGAATTTAAGGTCCATTTTCGTTTTAGGGGTCTTTGAAAAAAGAATCTGGATGGTCTCTTTGAAACACATCCAGATATATCCCCATTCTTCTTTGGGTGTTACAGACATTCAGTACTCCTAATCAGTGGAATCCCTAGGATAACCAAAGTTTGTGCACCGCAAGCAAGTGGTAGTTCTCGATAGTACCTTCTACGTTCTTTCTGTAGAGGGATCCATCGGTTTCCATTCCCATCTTGACAGACATAGACCCCATTAATTCGGTCACATCCAGGAATAGTACCAGGTATGTACTCAATGTCATGATAGGCAAGTGCAGGTGTACTAAAGGTAAGTAGAGCACCTAACAGAAGAAGTCGTTTCATACTGATTCCACAATTACATCATACATTTGGTGAAAGTTAGATGTAGAGTGTGCCAGGTCAGAAGATCCAAACTGCATTGCTCTACTAATATCTAGCGTCCATTGACCATCATCTTGATAATAAAGTTTAGTATCACCAAGTTCTCTGGTTGCGATGTACATCAGTCTTCCTCCGCAAGACGGGCAAAGTAACTCAATTTGTCATCATCGTCATCACTTGTGGCAACCTCAGCAACTTTAGTTGCCTTGAATGAAGTGATTTCACTATCCCACGAAGACTCTTTCTTCGGGGTCCACTCTTCATCTTCTTGCGTTTCTTGATCAACCCGACGTTTCGGTTGGACGATAGAATTCAAAACAATATTGAGACGTGCTTCAAGTTCTTCAAAGGTTTTGAAGTTATTAGCATTTTCAAACTCAGAAAGAGAGTAGCACTTCTTCCAAATCTTCTCAAGTTGTTCATCATCAAAGTCACCAAGAGTGCTTGCAGAAGCAAACTCAGACTTGTCATAGTTCCAGTAACCTTCAACCTTACGAATCTTCAGTTTGAAGTCGGCACCTTTCCAGAGGTCAAAGGGATTGACAGGTTTTTCATCTTTGAACTGAGGTTGCATTGCTTCCATCAGTTTATCAAAGATCTTCTTACCGAACTTATAGAGGAACACACGACCCTCATTTTCGGGGTGGAGAGGATCTTCTACAATATAAACATTCGCATAGTAAGACAGTTTACGCTTCTGCTTACGTGCAATTTCCTTATCTGCATCACTACCACTATTCCACAGTTGACGATTCATTTCACCAACTGGATCTTTCTTACCCAAAGTGGTAAGACTATTTTCAATATACCAACCACCAGGTCCTTGGAAGGCATGACTCCAAACCTTTGCCCAAGGCAGTTCTTCACCTTCAGGTTCTGGAAGGAACCGAATTACTGCATAACCATTGCCTGACTTGTCCATCTCGGGTTTCCAAAACCGCTCATCAGCACCATTAGAAGATTCAGGATTAGAGATCTTCTCCAATTCTTTGGTCAGTTTGTCAAAAGCAGACCCAGAATTGCGCTTGAGTTGTGAAAAAGACATTCGTATTCTCCGTATTTGTTGTATTGTGTGGATTTGTTTGATTGCCACCTGTTAATGGTAGCATATTATTTAGGGGGTGTCAAGGACTCCAAGTATGAGTCCAGCTTATCGGACATGGTTCGGAGCACCTCAGACATTGGAGCACCACAGAAGACCACAGACAACTTATTCATGTTGTCTACAATCTCTCTAATCTCCCCATCTTGTTTGGCAGTAAGTGATAATCTAGTATGAAAAATTTGTTGCTTTTCAATTAAGATCTTAGTTTGCTCTAGAAACTCTACCTTTTCTTCCTCACCCAAATCTCTTAGATGTTCTACGATATTCGATAAACGATTATAAAGTATCTGTATATCCTGCAATTCTTTTTGCACGATCTCCGACGTTAAAAATTCTGACATTGAACTACCTTTTCCTTAATTAAATTTCGATATTCTGTTATATCAACTTGAAGAAAGGGTGAATACTTATTGATTTTGTTTCTTACTGTCATCCAAATTGGATCTGTTAATATTTTATCTAGTGCTGGAAGAAAATTTAATACTTGATTGAGAATCACTAATGTCTCTAGACTAATTTGTTTCTTAAAATATAACTTCAAAATAATAGGATGAATACCTGATTTACATTCAAATAGTTTATCAAAATTACTTGAATATGGTTCCTGTATGGTATTTAAGATCTGATCTAATTCAGATCCAAAAGTATATCTTAATGATTGTTTTCTTTTTCTCCAACTATAATAGTTCTTTTCACCCTTACCCTTAACGATGTCACCAACCCATATGTCATCTTGAGTGGTGAATTGAGATACAAAATACTCAACTAATGCATCGTACTTATATTTATTTGCTAACTTATCAAAGAAGTACTTATCATTCCTCTTTTCATAGGAGGAAAGAGAGGCACGACTCTTTCCATTATACTGGAAAAAGTTATACTTATCTGAACTGAAATGTAACTTCACAGATAAGTATAACTTGTAAACATCAAATCCTGTCATACGATAGGTAGGACTCCCATTGTAGTTCTTTTAATAAAATTCAACTTCTGGGCATCATACTTAAGTTTGTCTTTTAGGGGTTTGGAAATTAATTTCGATACCGTATCAATTTCAATTTCATAATTATCACATATGGCAATAATTGCATCAATGTAATTGGTCAAACCATTACTGCTCTTTACTAGTTGCTCAACTTCGTCACC